ACCAGCACCGACACGGAGTCCTGCGGCAGGCTGGCGCCGGTCCCCAGGGGCTGTCGGATCAGCGTCACGACGGTGCCGACCAGCGGTTCGATCACGGCCCGCGGGCCGGTCGCGCCGTCGTCGTAGATGCCAGCCATGGACGCCGACCCGGCCCCGAGCCCGCCCAGGAACACGTGGTCGTCCTTGCCGTACGTGGTGACGTCGTGGGAGTCGGCCTCCCGGGTCAGCTCCGACGTGTTCACGAACGCCGACAGGTCGTCCCCGTCGAGACTGATAAAGGTGTCCTTGCCGTGCTTGAAGGCCATGGCCCTACGCTCCCTGTCCTGCTACGTCGAGATCGAACATCCCGGCGAGGTAATCGGTGCTGCCGATGCGGATCGCGTCGAACTCCGCGCGGGTGACCCGCACGGTGTCAAACGCGGTGTACGTGCCGGCCTCGACCACGGCCTTAATGGACCCGCCGCCGGTCCCGTCCGTGTAGTCGGTCAGCAGGCCCTTCGTGGCCCGGTCGCTGAGGCGGCCCACGACGACCACCACGGGCAGCGTCAGGCGGTCCATGCCCCGGCCGTACGTGGCGTCGTAAACGATCTCATCGGGGTACGACACGATGGCCGCAGGTGGAGTCAACGAATCGGGCGGGAACGCGAACACCCGCAGCCCGGCGATCGTGTCGAGCTGGTCGGCCACCTCGTCCATGACGTCCTCAACGATCATCCCGCCACCCACCAGCGGGTCAGCCCGACCAGTGACACCTTGACGTCCGCGTCGAGGGTGGCCAGGAGCCGCAGCTCCGAGCCCTGGTCCGGGGAGCCGGCCACCCCGTACGGCGAAAACCTGCGGGCGTGGAGGCGGGACGCCTGCAGCAGGGTGGCCTGCTCGACCGGAACAGGCACAGCGTCCCATCCCCAGGTGGCGGTGATGGCGACGCCGTGCCTGTCCGCTGAGGGCTTGGCCGCAGACTCCGGTTCCACGACCAGCCGTTCATAGGGCTTCCCCAGGAACGCCGCGTTGACGGGTTCCAGGGTGTAGACGTCGATGGCGTCGCCATCGGCGGTCTCGACGGTCAGCCCATCGGTGTCCTGCAGGTCATCGAACGTGACGACCCAGCGCCGCAGCTTCCGATCGTACTCGGCGGTGTACGACCGCTCTTCGGTGGCGGCGGTCTGCCCGAACTGGCGGTGACAGTGCTTGTCCACAGCCCGGGATGCCGTGGTGATGGCGAGCGCCAGCTCCGCGTCGTCGGCAGTGTCCGTAATCCTGAGATAGGACTTCAGCTCTGCCAGCGTCACGTAGTCCGGCGCCCATGCCATCGTCGGTCAGCCCTTCGGCGTTCCGGTGCCCGTGGCGGTGCCCGCGTTGACCGCGGCCTTGCGCCTGGCCGCGGCCTTCCGGGCGTCGGCGGTCTTGGCCAACGCCTTGGCCTTGCGCTCCCGGTACACCTTCAGGGCGTCCGGGTTCCCCTTGATGAGCATCGTGCGTCCTCCCTTACGTGGTGATGTTCTCCAACGTGGCGTACGCGGAGCGGTTCTGAATGTTGCCGTCCGCCCGCTCCCAGGCCACGTACTCCACCTGGCCGTTGTTCATGCGGGTCCAGGGGTTCACGACCAGGGTGAACGGCGAGACGCGACGGATCACGTACGCCTCCTTCAGGTCCCCGAGCAGGGCCAGGCCGCCGGCCACGCCGTCCGCCGTGACCGCGTTGCAGCCCTGGTCGAGCACGACGGGGTACCCCAGCAGCGTCTTTTCCGTGCTGCCACCGATGCCCGACTGAGCGTTGGCGGGGATCAGGGGACGACCCACGTCGTCAACGATGCGGCGGGCCGCGATCCACGTCCCCTTGCTCATGAGCCACTTGGCATTCTGCTCGTACTCGGGGTCCAGTGCCGACTCGACGTCGAGGAACTCGTCGTAGTCGAGGGTGGCCTCGACGTCGAGCACCACGTCCGCGGTGAGCCCGTCGTGGAGGATCCCGAACGGCAGCGTGGTGCCGCCGCCGTTGACCCAATCGGATGCCTGCTTGCGCTGGATGCGGGTGCCGAGCGCCCGGGCCACTAGGCCCTGGATGTCGAACTCGGCGTCCTGCAGGAGCTCCACGGACACCCGCAGCGGGGTCGTGGTGCCGGCGCCGGTGCTGGTGTACTTGAACGCCCCGAGCGAGATGGTGCCAAACGCCAGGTCGTCGCCGTCTGCGAACGCGGCCTCTTCGGCCGTGATGGCGCCCTCATTGGCGGTGTCGTCGAGGGACGGGTACTCGATGGTGCCGCCCTTCTCGGTGCTGAAGTCGTCCACCTCGGCGGCCAGCCCACCGTACGCCAGGCGGACCTCCACCAGCTTCTGTCGGAACTGCGGCGAGACGGTGTAGCCGCCTTCGCTGTCGGTGCCGACCTGCTGCGCGTTGCGCAGCTCGGCGATGTCCGCGTTCGGGCGGCCTGTGCGCAGGTACGCTTCGAACCCGCGGTCCAGGTCGGTGACGCCCTCGACGTCCGCGCCGCCCACGTTGACGTGCAGGTCGTCCCGCACGGGCGTGTTGTACGCGGTCTGGCGGGCCCGGATCTGCCCGTCACGGTTCGTGGTGGCGAGCTGCGCCTCCAAGCCCTCGTACTCGGTGACCTCCTCGTCCGTGAACGAACGACCGGCTGCACCGTCCACGATGGCCTGCAGCGCGGCGAGGATTTCCTCGACTGTCATGTCACTCCCCTTTCAGGAGCAGCCGCGCTCGGGCGCGGATCTGTTGACTGCGCCGGTCGTCCGGCGCCGCCGTCTTGTCGTTTGCCACCCGGTCGGCCAGCCCGGCCTCCACCGCTTGATGCGCGGAGTACCACGTTTCCTTCCGCATGGCGTCGCGCCAGGTGGTCACCTTGCCGCCGGCCCGGTCAGCGTAGATGCCCGCGAGGGTGTCGGACAGCTCATCGAGCAGGTCCGCCATTTCCTGCATGTCCGCGGCGTTCCCGATGACCAGCCCCGACGCGTCGTGGATCATCATCTTGGCGGGCTTCTCGATGGCCACTGTGTCGCCGGCCATGGCCACGAACGACGCCGCCGACGCGGCGATCCCATCGACGGTGACGTCCACGTCCGCCGGGTGGTTGAGCAGCGCGGAGTAGATCGTGATCCCGTCGAACACCAGCCCGCCCGGGGAGTTGATGTGCAGGTCGATGGCCTTAGCGGTGATCTTCCGCAGCTCGGCCACGAACGTGGAGGCGGTGACGTCCCCCGGTTCCCAATCGGATCCGATCACCCCGTAGATGAACACCTCGGCCCGGTCGCCGGCCGCGTTGCGGATGCGGTACCAGTCCCCGTGTTGCCGGGCCTGCGGCGCGGCCATCAGGGCGCGGGCACGGCCGGCCAGCTCATCGAGGCGCGTCATGTGTTGGCCTCTTCCAGCTCGGCCTGCTCAGCCGGCTCGGTCAGCGGCGGCAGGTTGCGGACACGGCGGGCCTCGTCCACGGTGAGGATCCCGGCCTGGACCTGCGCGATCAGCAGTTGGATTTCCTGCTCGGGTGTCGGCCGTTCCAGCCCCACAAAGTCGAACTCCACCCACCGCGGCGCGGGCAGCAGCCGGGACAGCCGTTGCTCGATGCGGGACGTCCAGCCGAGCAGGGTGAAGCGGGACAGGCCCCGGTTCTGCTCAGCCACCCCGGTGCCCCACGACGTCTGTTTCTCGGTCTGCATGAGCAGGTGCGGCGGCACCCCGGTCCAGCGGGCGACCTCTTCGATCTGGAACGCCCGGGACTCGATGAACTGCGCGTCGGCTGCGCTCATGGTCCACGGGGAGAACTTCAGTTTGCGGTTGACGAACGCCACCTGACCGGCGTTTTCCCAGCCGCCCACCTTCCGGTCCAGCCCGTCCTTGATGGTCTTGGCCTCCCCCTCGTCCACGTCCTCCTCGGGTGTGACCAGCCCCGAGATCAGGGCGCCGCTGCCGAACATGCGGGCCGCGGCCCGGTCCCCGGCGATGGCAGTCCCGAGGGAGTTGCGGGCCACGGTCAGCAGCGACATGCCCCGGATGCCGTCCATGGACGGGCCCGGGATGTGGGTCATGGTGGCGGGGGTGAACACCCGCTGCCGACCATTGGCCAGCGTGGTCCGGTACGTGGTGACGGGCTTGTCCCGGGTCGGTGGTTCGATCTGCACGGCGCCGGGGTGGACGAGCGGCAGCCCGACGAGCGCGCCGCCCTGGTTGTACTGGTGGACCCCGAAGGCGTTTCCGTGTCCGAGCAGGTGCAGGACGCAGGTCTCTTTCCACTCGTACGGGGTGAGCCCGCCTGGCCCGCCAGGCTGGTCCAGCCACGACGCCATGGGCTGCCGCTGCCCATCGGCGGTGTCCCGCAGGGACCGCATGGGCAGGGACGCGATGGTCCCGGAGATCAGCGACAGGGCCCGCCAGAATGCGGAGATCCCCAGCGCGGACGCCTCCCCGACGTTCACCCCGGCGTACGTGGGTGTCACTCCGAAGTAGTCCGCCAGCACCGGGTCCGAAATGGAAATGTCGCCACGGGGCGACCAGGGCCAGCGCACGTGCGACATTGTGCCATGGCGGGGAGTGGCGCTACAGCACCACCACGGATGACCGGCGCGTCCCGTACGCGGCCAGCGCAGCCCAGGTCGCGGCTTTCACCGCGTCCGCGGCGGTGGTCGAGCGCACCCGCGGCCCGTCCACGCCGGGTGACGTACGCAGCGCGAGCACCTGGCGGGTCAGCTCGGGGTCGCCGTCGTGGGCCAACACGCCCTCGGACAGCAGCCGTTCCAGGTCGTCCACGGCGCCGCGTACAGTGCCTTTGCCCGGCGTGGTGCGGACCCCTGCGGCCTTCCACGCCGGGTCCGACGCTATCGACGCGCCCACCGTCGCCGTCCGCCCGAACTTGGACGCGCGCACAGCGGCGGCTGCGGCGGCCACGTCGTCGTGGGTGGACAGCGCGACCACGACCCCATCGGGCACGACCAGCCCGCCCACGCGCCACGCCAGCGCGACGCTCACCCCCTCGCCGTACCAGTCCTCCACAGCCACAGCGTCGGGCGCCCGGTCCGGCGGGTCCGTCGTCAGCGCCTGCCATTCCTGCTCGGACACCACCCGGTCGCCCTGCGAGCGGGCCACGTGTAGCCGCCACACATTCAGATACTGCGCTTCGAACCCGCGCATCGGGTCGGGGTCGTCCAGCTCGGGGTCGTCCTCCCCGGCCAACGCCGTCTCGTACTTGGCTGCGATCATCTTCCGCCGGTCCTCCGACCAGTGGGGAGAGGCCGCCTTCCACACCTGCTCGTCGGACGGGTCGGAGCCCGGCCGGGCCCCCCACAGCAGCAACAGCGTCTCAGGGTCGTCGGTGGACAGCGCGTTGAGCAGCGCAGAGCGCATCAGGCTCGTAGCCTTGCGGTGCGCCGTCGATGTGAGATGCAGTTGCGGGCTCTGCCGTTCCATCAGCGCAGGTTCCAGGCCCTCCGACACGGTGTCCGGCGCGACGTCCCAGCCCTCATCGACCACGCCGAAACACACGTCGTAGCCGTACACGGCCCGCTGAGCGCGCACCAGCCAACGGTCCCCGGCCGGCGTCTCGATGGCTTCCTTGCCGTTCGCCCGCGAGACCGTCCACCCGGCGACCTCCTCGCACCAGCGCCACACGCCGCGCTGGATCTCTCGGCAGATAGCC